TAGAAGCTCTTGAGTAAACAGATTTTTTGAACGGCAATGAGATGCATACCAAACAAGAGACTCATTGCGTTTAGGGTTAAATTCATGTGCACGCCAAGCCCAATCCTTATCTTGGAGAAGTCGTGCCAGGTTCATTGCACTAACACATTGCTCTTCTTTCCACTTCCCCATCTCTATCCGCTTCTTATACCATTTAATTGCTTCTGGGATATTCCCGCCATCTCGATATGACTGAGCCAGGTAAAACACTGTTCTGTCATTCTCAGGGTCCTTTTCATGCTCAGCAAGTAGCAGCTCAGCATCTTTTAGATACTTGTTGCCTTCTTGCTTCGAACGATTGCCAAGTGTCCGCCCAACCATATAAATTTCAGCAGGAAGCTTGATAATCTTATTATCTTTTTTGTCATTTGTAGGGTATTCGTGAAGAGCACCAACATAATACCAATCATCCTGAGCCTTAAAAATCTGTGTTCTCGAATATTCCATATTTCCACGCTTGATATTTATAATTGCAGCATTAGGCTTGTGCTCCTCAAAACTTTTAGTAAAAAATTCTTTGCAACCTGTAGGAAATACTATCAGGTCATCTGCATCTATCATCAGAATGTAATCCATCTTGCCATCGCAAAGCTTCAGAGCCTCAGAGCGAGAAGCTCCAAATCCCTTCCAGTCACTTTGAATAACTTCACCAGTAATTTCTGTCTTTGAGTAAAAATCTTTGATGATTTGAATTGTATCATCAGTTGATCCAGTATCCAGGATACAGTAAGTATCAATCAGAGGAAGGGTTGCTTCTAGAACTTCCTTGATAATATGACTTTCATCCTTTACAATCATACACAGACCAAGCTTCATTTACATTTCTATTTTTATAGCACTAAAATGGGTTTCTCTTTGATAGCAGGGACAGTTCCTGCTTCACGATGTTGAACAATTTCATCCCAGGTTGCTTTCATTTCTGGAAGATGAGTTGGCATCCAATCCGGATCTTTCAATGTAAGTTTTTGACGTTTCTGAACAAGAACCCAATACAGAATTTGCATCTCCATAGGATTTACCAGAATTTCTACTTGCCAATCATGAACAGACCTGGTATCTGTAATATGACGGTAAAACACGTTCCCATCTCCATCAACTGCAAAGCAAGATTTGAACTCTGCTTCAGTTGTTGACCACTCTGAGTAATTCATTGTCTTAAACTGCATCTCAACATAATCACATTCATGTAGCCCAGTACATTCCATCTGTAGTTGCATCTGATGATAGTATGCATCCGGCACAGGAGTATCATCATTGAACTGACGTGAAATAGGACACTTCAATTCAATTAGTCGTCCATTGCGTTCATCATCAGTAATAATCAATCCGTCTGGCGAAGCTCCTAGAAAAGCATGCTCAGGATGACGCACACAAGACAGATCAATCAATTTTACCTTTTCAGTATGGCAATATATCTCTTTTGCAATTGGCTCAAACCGTGTACCCCAAATCAGAGCACCAACACCAGGACCATCTTGCTTCTTAGGAGGAGTCAGCTTAGACAGAATCAGTTCACGTCTTGCTGCTGCCGTAGCATCTCCGAATGATTTCCAGATTTCAGATGCTGTCAACATCTCTCCACGCTTAGTAAACCATGCCTGGGTGCGCTGATCATCAATTCCGTATTCGCTAATAAGTTTTTGAATCTTTGCTTCCATTGTTACCTATAACAGGTTAAGGTTGGTTAAATCCGTTATTGAAAAAGACCGCAGTCTTCTTCGTATGCCTTGCCAGTTTTAGGGCTGGACCAGGATGGACATCAACAAGACTCCGCTGTCATTGCTTAAAACTCCGTGATTGGTCAGGAATTCCAGCATGTAGGCGTCATTGTTGAAAATTTGCTTAAGGAAGTCTGTTGCCGGGGTTGTCCCCTGCATTACTGCCTCTGCTAGAGCTCGCATTGCCTGGTGGTAAAGATTGTGGTCAGGCGAAAGTGCCCCACTTATCTCTCGACCGGAAGTCACCACTAAGGTCATCTGGCCGTTGATGTCTTCCATCTGCAGCAGTGACTCGCCGTCTTTGGCGATGATAATGTATGGCTGAGGCATGGTGTTAATTAATGCAATATACATTTTGAATATTTCCGTTTTCAGATAGCGTTCGCAATCTAATAAATATGGAACAAATTCAAAGCCAAGAACAATGGGTGCTTCACCGTCTAGAAAAGTTTTATGCGAATCCAGAGAATCTCCAGAAAGTGTCAGACATTCTAAATGGAACCTCAGAACTTTCTTTACGAATCATCGATTGGTTCGTGACGAACTATGCGAAGAAGTTCAACGTAGCATTCATGACAAGCAAGCAGACATACGTGATAGTGTACCTGTCCTACAAGAGTCATCTAAAAGCTTACAGCAAGAAGATGTTCGACCCGTTCTGCCGTTGCAAGCGGATAAAATTCAAGGGCCTGGACACAACAGTGGGCCAACTAAACTTTTTCGAGTGGGTTCTCTCGGACGAGATTATTAAGTATCTGGAAGCTCATCGTGAAGAAGTTCATGCAGATATGGACTCACGCCTCCAGGAACTAAAAGATGCTACTGAAAAAGATACTCGCCGTAAGCGTCATGAACTATCTAACTCTGCTACAAACTCCCTTTCACGCCACGACATAACAGTTAAAGTTTCGTTTGAATAAGACAATGGATAAGTTACAATCAGAAGTTCTACCAATTCCTGAAGAAAATGGTATGTGTCCAAAGATTGCTGCTTCTGTGTTAAACAGGAAAGGTTATGCTATTAATATGCCAAATGCAAATTGCTTGTATGCTACTTTTGTTTCAGGATTACAAACAGTCTTAGCAGGAAAAAATAGGCATGTTAATTTTTATGAAGGACTCAAACTAAATCAAGGTATAGCAAGATTGGTAAAAGGGGGGAATGACGGATTCCTTTATCTATCAGTTAAATCAAACCCAGCAATAAACCATTACATTCCTTTCATAGTTGAGTATAATGGTTTAAATTTTTATGATGCAGATGATGGTAGATTAAATGTTTATAGATTAAGAAAAGGATCAAACTTTACAGATTTTAGTAATGATTTTCATACTTTATTTCCAAATTATGTTCTTGAACAAGTAGCTCTTATAGATCAAAATGCTGGTGGTAAACGTAAACGAAGAAAAACACGCCGCAAGACGCGTAAGCACAGACGGTAATCAAATCCAGAAATAAACCAAAGATGTTTTCTAAACTGAGACCATCTCTGCTTTATACTGATATATCTCCTGACATAGCTGAACACGATGAAGATCATGATGCTTCTGAATGGGCATATTCTGACCGCACTGTATTCAGAGGAGCCCTGGATGGTTCATACAAAACTGATGGACTTGATGTTTATTGGTTGTATGATGATGATCTAAACCGAGTAGGATTAGCTGAGCATGAATCAGAAGACCATTCTGTCTTTAAAACTTTATGGTTCAAAGATTCACCTTTTGGCACCTTGCTTCAAGAGGATTGGACAGCAAAGGAATCTGTCTTTACACTTTTATCATCCGAAGCTTACCAGGATTGTGTAGATTCTGATATCTTGCTTAAAGGGTCGCACAGAATCATTACTCCAAAATATGTGATGCATGGTCTACCAGAGATATACGAATGCAGCTGTGGAAAGTCTTTTTCACCGATGTGTTCAGCAGTGAAAAAGATGGTGAATATCACCGATCCTATTTTTATTGATGAATCATTCATCATGTATCAACCTCCGCCAGACTCAACAGTGTGGTCTAGACTGGGGCTGCAACACGACGCTTCCGTCCAGGAGCAGGAACTTCAGGAGCAGACTCCACTACTGGAACCTCTACTGCCGTCTCTGCCTCCTGTGCAGGAGTAGCGTTCTCGGTGTTCTCCTCCTCAGCAACCTCCTCATCGGGGACTGCCTCGAAAGCACTGGCTGCCGTCAGACGCGTCTGAGGGAATACCTGTGCCATGGATACACGCCAAGTGACACCAAACGACTGGCCGATGATATACACCGATCCACTCACGATTAGGTTCGCTGCAACGCCTTTTGGGAAGACGGAACGCAGGGAATCTACCGTAAGGAAGATAGGCTTAGTAGATGCATCGACAGCATCCATAGAGATGCGACCGTCGTATACGGGAATCTTCAGCCTGAAGGAAGGCGGGTACTTTCCGTTGGGAGTGTACTCGTCGCCATTCTTGTCAGAAGACACACTTAGAATGCTGCGCTCGTTGAAGCTGTCGCGGATTGACTCCTCGCCACGCTTCTTGCCGAACCACTTGGTGCTATTCTCTGTCGCCGCCTGAATCAGCTTCTCCTGGAGATCCAGAAGGAAGTTGTATAGCTTTGACATTTCATCATCTCCAGTAGAGCGAGCCTTGGCATACGGATCACAGCCCTTGAGAGAGCCGATTAGCGAATATGACACATTGCCACTCTTCTCGTCCTCCCGTTGAAGGAGACCGCCAGGGAATGCCATTCTAGGCAGTCGTAGCGCAAAGTTCTGGCCATCATACTTAAATGATACTCCTAGACCTCCCTGCTTGTTCCGCTTGGCCTCCGTGAAAGAGACCTGAGCGATATTTGCATTGCTTGCGTTCACGATTGCATTAGTGGACATGATTACTGGTTGTTGTTAGTTACTGGTTGTCAACATGTAAATCCGTTTTCATCAATCTAAATCTATAATAGATAACAAATGCTGTGCGGCTCATGTAAAAACAAGACGTCGAATGAAAGGTGTGGTTCGCCTGCTTTGAAAAACTTAACTTTTTGTGGAAAACATGCAAAGTCAAAAAATCCAAGACTCTGGTCAGTAGTCAACTCTGCTGATGACAGTGCAGTCAAGATTCAAAAAATTTGGCGTGGTTGGATAGTTAGATACCTTCTCGATATGGCTGGTCCAGGAGTTCTAAAGCGATCGCTATGTCACAATACTGAAGATGTCATAACCTCAGATGAAAAAGTTCATCCACTTAACTATTTTGCTTTTCATGAGGATGACAAGATATTCTGGTTTGATATCAAATCTATATTTCAAATATCACTTGCTAAGCTTCAACCAGAAAACCCATACACACGACAGAAATTATCATTAGAAACTCGTAAGCGATTGAAAGAAGCAATATATTATCGTGAGTCCAGGCGTCTTCCTTTGTTTCATGATCCACTATATCTCAATGATGCAGATAAGGTATTTGAAATGCGTTGGATGCGAATTAGTCAGATGCTAGAAGAGTCCTTATTCATAGATATTAATCCAATGTTCTTTATTGCTTTGAATCGTACACAACTTTGGGAGTTTACTGCAATCTTAAGAGATAAACTTTTACTTTGGGCAAAGGAACATAGAAATGTTAATTCACGCAGAAATATCTATTATCTTTGGGTTCATACATGTTGGAGACGTCAAACATTAGAAGTAGCTGATACTAAAAAAGTTTGTCAATATCTGGGAGCATGTTTATTGAAGATTATGAGGGATGCTAAGCAACCACATGACCT